GATCTAATAAAGCTTTCGTAGTCATATTCAGTAACTACTCTTTGTTGAGTTTCTTGGTATAGACTTGCATTAATTCTTATTCTTTCTGATGATTCTCTATCACCACCGCCATATGAGCCATTGTATAATGGGTCTTCCCCTGGGTTCATTTGTAAGCTTGTAACTACACTATTTTGTAGAGAGCCTACAAATTTGTAATCTACCGAGCCATTTGCGGATACACCATCTGTTTTAAGATATTCGACTTTAACAGTTGAGCCAATTGAAGGTCTAAGACCACCAATATAGTTATAAGAATTTACATCAGCAGTATCTTGGATACCCATACCAAAATAAATACGAGTAAAGCCATCACTAGTTTCATTTACATAGAACGCTTTAAAGCTAGGATCAACATTTAGTATTGATTTATTGGTACAGTTTGTATATTGACTTGTAGTATTACCGGTATTGTCAGTAATAGCAACATTAATATAATTTCTATCTATATCTTCATCAAATAAAACAATTTCTGTATTTTCAGAAAAAGTAAAATATTGTACAGCTCTATATCCTTGAACTATATCAATAGTATTGTGGTATAGTTGTAATGTTTCATCATATGGTATAGAGTTATCATTCCATGTGATATAATTATAGTTATAAATCCCATCAACAAGACCAATAAAATTGCTATTTGAAGGTAATGTTATTAAGTTTGGGGTAGAATCGCCTAAAGTTGAAATATAAATTTCTATTGTATCTTTAGAAGCTGATTTACTTGAGGGTACATAGCCTTTATCTTGTGCGTTTTGTACAATCGCTTCTCTGGTTTGAGCAGTTCTTAAAAATGATTCGTATAAAGCAACATTACTATATTGTTGGTTATATAATGTTACATAAGCCATTAAGTTCATTTGTTGAGACATACGTGATGATTCAAAATCGTAGTCACGGAATTCTTCAGTAGTTTTATAGAAATTAATTAAGTCTTGTTTAATAGATTCAAAATCTGCGTTTGACACCGGGAGATTTGAACTGTCATATACTTGTGTTGTTGTCATAATACTGCCCTTTAGTCGCTAGAATATGATTGTAATGGAATATATAATTTATATGATTGAGTTTTATCATATATTATAGTATAGTATATATATATTTCGTAAATATTAGCATCATAGTTAGGTAAAACATTTATATTATCTAGAATTGCTCTTGGTTCGAAGCTAGTTATTGCTGTTTCTATTCTGCTTCGTATTTGGTCTGCTTGTAGTAATCCCATTTTTTCAAAAAGAATATTTTGAACATCAGCGCCAAAGTTAGGTCTGAATGGTACAGAACCTAAACGTGTTTGTATTAATGAAGAAATAGATTGTGACACATCGGCGTAGTTTACAGCTAACGATATATCAGATTTATAATTTTTGGTCATATTTCTATCTATATCGGAATAGAAAACTTCTATTTCATCATATTTTTTCTTATCAAATATTTTAGACATTTTATCCCCCTATGAATACTTTAGTAACACCAACAGCAATAGTACCGCCACAAGAGAGCGCATCACCAACCCTTGCTGCAGGTATGCCATTAATAAAAACTTTAGATGAGCCTGCTGATATAATAGGTGTATGGGTATCAAACGGTAATACTAGTCTAGTATGGGGAATTGCTTTATCGCCAACTCTAGCAGCGGGTTTGCCTTCAGTTATAACATTAGGTGAACCTTCCGCAATTAGCGTTGGTGGAAATGGGCCTGAGTGTCCTGAAGTGACACTTCCTATGGTAGCGGCTATTTGCATGATTTTTACCTCTTTATAATATTGGTATTTATAACCGTTTCATTTTATAAAAATATTTTGTTTTGGTTAGAGATGCCAATATCAATTAATTGTTCTAGTGTGGCTTTTGCTGAATCAATATTTTTTTGTTCAATAAATGTATATATTTGTGTTTCAGTTTCTTGAGTTATATCAGGTTCATTTGTTGGGTAATCTGGATCTGGCGTAGATAATGTATATGTAGCAGTTGCCGTTACAGAAGCAGATTTTGTAATTGGTTGAGTTATATTAAGTTGAATACAATATAGTAATGTATCAGAATAGTTTTCAGTTATATTTGACACGCCTGTTATTTCTATTTGGTTACTAGTATCACCTGGATATAACGGTAGTTCTGCATTTTGGAATTTTATTGAATCAGGGGATATCCAATCTGAAGTTGGTGTAATAACTACAGTATTATTAGTTATTACAGTATCAGTGGAGTCTGTTTCTAATGTTAATATTATATTACTAACATTATTTGAATTATTAATGCTATAGGTAATTTCAAAAGTTTGGGGTATACCTACAGTAATATATCCCCAATCATATGGACCGTTAAATGTTAATGCGCTCATATATTTTATTATCCTATATTAATTAGAGAACCATTAATAGTCATTATCCCGCCAGTTATTATTGATGTATTACCACCAGTTGTTATCGCTGTTTCGCCAGCGGAGTTTAGTGTTATATTAGCAGATGTTGAGGTTAAATCGCCAGCAATAGTTTGAGTAACACTACCGCCTACAGTTTGGTCAATATTACCGCCTACATTTTGAGTAATATTACCGCCAATAGTTTGATCTACATTACCGTCAATTTCTTGTGTTACATTGCCTTGTACGACCAGATTAGAGTTTCCTATAATAGTAACATTTAAATTTCCAGATATTAGAACATTTTTATCTTCGACAACTATTTCATAATCAGATCCGACAATTTTTGTTATTTTGCTGCCATCTGGTTGTATTTCATAAAAAGTGCCAGCTTTATGATATTCATGTATTCTTTCTGCAGATGGTGTTGAATCATATTCTTTAATATGTCCTGCAGTTGTTTCCATTACTAAGTTATTAGGATAAGTTGCTGAATAGCTTTGATATGGTTCATCCCAAGATGATCCACTAACTTGTCTAACCCCTAGTGTTCTATCAGCGGCTTTATTTATTAGAACTTTATGTCTTGCTAATTTGTTATGTGTTGTGTTTTCAAAGACAGACAATGAATGTTGTTCTTCAACTAAAGGCGAGCCTGCATTTAGTTCATTTGCCGGTGAATCATCAAAGTCATTTCTTGCTAAGCGGTTAACATCTTGTTCGTTCAGATGATCTTGTAGCGGATAAATTCGTTGAGGGTCTCTAAATGTGTCAGGATAATTAGGGTTAGCAGCTTGAGCAAAGCCATTTAGAGCACCGGTTACAATAGGTTCTTGTTTAAAAGCATCCCTAAAATAGCCAGTTACCCAAGTGCCTTGGACTATAAATGATGGAGAAAAGCCTATTCCATTCATTGCTGCACCATGAGTAAGTACATGAGCCCAAGGTAAATCGGATGTAGTTAGGCCTATAGTACCTTCAGCAAAGCTAATACGAGGGTCATGTAGTCCATATATTCTAACTCTTACTCTACCTAATTTTAGTGGGTCGTGTATATCTTCAACTACGCCATGCCATAAAGAGTTGTTTGTTATCATTATTTATCCTATATTATTATATTACTATCGTTGATTAGAGTATAATCACAATTAAAAGATGTTAGTGTCATATTATATTTAATAGCAGTTATTAGCCATTTACCAGAAAGATTGGTATTAAGTGCTGAAACGTGTCTATTAGCATTATCAATATTCATTATATTTAGAAATACAGTATCACCAGCTGTTAAATCAGTCCAGCCGGCAGCAGTAACCATAAGTCGTTTTGAATTAAGGCGAGTTTTTTCCATTACATCAATATTTGCTTTATGATCACCAGTGCCGTTATCAATTAAAGAGTTATAGATACTATCTTTTGAATATAACATATTATGGTTAAATGTTTCTTGGCCTGCAATATCATTTTCATAGCCTACAATAGTAGTTATATCGTTCATATATGGTCTTATATTATCTAGTCTTTGTCTATTTAATATAGTATAATCAAAGCTTTTATCTATTATTGTAGTAGTCATTAAGTTTGTGCCAAATGTGGCTGCGCCATAATTATGTCTTGGGTCAGCAAGCATATAAGCATCTAAATCATGGATTGGTATAAAAGTCCCAGCACCAGCTGTTAGCGTTCCGCCATCAGGTGGAATTCCAAATGTAAATTTAGGTTCAGCTGATATTAGATTACCAGTAGTAACAAAGTTTAGTCCATTTGCGTTTTCAAATAGTCTAAAGTCACTTGAATTATATTCAGTTGATACAGCTAAGTTAGTTAAGTTTTTTAATACTGTATATGGTTTAGATATAGATAACGATAATGGGTAGTTTAAACTTTTAGTATTTTCTATATTTAGCGTGGCTTCTGGGTAGTAAGTATTAACTATATCTCGTACTACATCTGAGACATTATTATCATTATATATTTTACTAATTCTATTAGTTTCATTAATAATATTATATTCTGAAATAAGTTCTATTTTAATAGCGCTATTAGGAGAAGTTGAAATACAGTCTGAGACATAACCAATATTATTACATCTGAATTGTTTTTCTATTGTTCTTCTGACTTCGCCGGTATTACCATTTCCGCTTGCGAAGCTAATTTCTATTGCTTCTTGGCCTGATAAGTTTCTGACCAGACCTGTAATGTTAGCACGGTTTTGTATAATAATAGTCCCTGAAGTTATATCATCTATAGTTTCCACCATTGTAAAATTTATTAATTCAGAAGTTATATCAAGTACAGTGCCATAAGGTGATATTAATCTAACTACGTCTATTCTAAAATTATTACTGGGTAATAATGATGTACTAATATTAGGCATAATATTTATTCTCTTATCTGTTTATTAAATTTTGCTTTATTTATTTCTGATATAATATCATTTACAAACGAGTCTATTTCATTTCGTTTTATTACATTTATATTTCTGAATTTATTTTCATTAAGTTCACGTTCATAGTCAAGATTAGTTTTAGGTATCATAATACCATAGTATAAAGCTTCTTCACCGTCATCATCTTTATTATACTC